ACTTACTCTTGCCAAACCAGTCACGCAAAGAAGAGTCACCACTCTTCGATTTTTCAATAATAGTTTTAGCGAAGTTTTTGATATCATTTTCAGAAATACCAGATTCATCTGCTGCATCAGCAGTTTCTTTTTCGGTAGCATCGTCTACACTATACTTGTCGTATAGTCTTGGACCATAAGAACAATGTTCTCTGGTCTCTTTTTTTCTACAAAGACGACAATACTTCTTCTCAGACATTATAGCAAAACAATGCTTTTGTTTATTTATGCTCTTATTAGATTTCTATACATCTTAAACACTGTGGATACTGCTGTTGTTGGGGTTGCTAGTATTCTTACACTTCCAGAGTTTATATCTGCTGTGAAAGATGCTAATACTGAACCAGTATTAATCGTTCCAAATTCACTCACATAAACATCTGTTCCATCGTGAACAATATTTAAAGAAGTAACGTGATATTCTGTACCTCTTGTTATTTGCACCTGATAACTTGCTGATCTATAATCAGTAACACTAAATGTATCTACAGCACTCTGTGAAGTTGATGTTGTGGTTGAAGTTGATGTATTGAGATTGAGGATTACAGGACCACCAATTTCAATACCAGATCTGGCAGTAACAATACCAATAGAATCAACATTAGTTACATCTTCATATGTCAATGTGCCTGCAATAGATACATTTCCAGTAAATGTTGCACTAGATGCTGTTATTACATCAACTTGAATATTTGGAGTTCCAGTTAATCCCTCTGCTACAACTCCAGTTATACTTGCTCCACTACCAACATATGATGAAGCACTAATTTCACCTGCTGATGATATTGTTGCACCAGTTCCTACTGTTAAAGTATCAGTGGAACCATCAAAAATAATTGTTGCCGTTCCAACGCTCAGAGTATCAGTGACTCTAGCGTTACCAACTACAACCATGTCTTCGGTAAATGTAGTTCCAGAACCAACAGGATCTACAATTAGACCAGTTGCAGTTACTATACCAACATTTATTCCTATAGTAGAAGTGTTTCCTTGCTCTAGAACACTATCTAAATCTGAAGAACCACCATCTACACCTATCCATTTCCCTGAAGATGCTTCATACTTAAGAAACTTGCCATCAACTTTTGTTGTATCTCTGTCAATATCATCTAAGAACTCAAGACGAACTTCGCCACCACCACCTTGAGCATTGACAAGATTTTTAAGATATTCTAGTTCACGACGAATTTTAATAATTTCTGGGTCACTTACATTTTCTCTTATTTCTTCTTTAGACTTAATAGTCTCAAGAATTTTTAGTGCTTGATCAACGGTATTATCATCTTCTACTTCTACTACTTCCTCTTCTATTTCCTCTTCTATTTCTTCTACTACTTCCTCTTCTATTTCTTCTACTACTTCCTCTTCTATTTCTTCGTGAGGAACAACTATGGGAGTAGATTCTTCAGCAATTTCTTCTTCTTTTACTACTACTTCAGTATATAACCAAGACTCTAATGCTGCTATTTGTTTTTTCTGTTCTTCTTTCTTTTTATTATCTTCTTCTATGGATACTTTAACTTGAGAGAACATTGAATCAATATCAATTTCTCCCACAAGAGAACGAACTTCGTCCTCTTTGTCTTTTTTTGCTTTACCTATAGCGGAGAAAAAATCTTTTAAATCAGCAGCCATGATACTATGTACTAATTCCTGCGGTTACTAACGCCATTCCTTCTGCTAATCTTAATTTTGCTTCGGAAGAAGAAGTTAGTCTAATGTCATAATAATATCTACCAGAATCTAATGGTGTTGTTACACCCGAAGTCATTGCAATAGAAACTTGACCTGTTGCTGAAGTTATTCCCACAGTAAAAGAATGTGATACTAATGCTTCTGAGTGTTTTTTTAATTTTGCCTCAGCAGAATATCCAGTGAGATTTGTAACAGAACCGTCAGATTCTAAAGACGTAAAGGTTTTTGAAAAATCAGAACCTTGTGGAATAGTTATGTTTTTTACTACTTTCGCCATCTCTTTTTTTAATTATTTATGTTCTCGTCTGCTTTTTTAATCATTTTTTGTAACTCTGCAGTAGAACCAACAAATAATGCATTAGTAACGTTTGTTGGTCCCTTTTGAGTATTGGTTTCTTCCACATCTTTTAACTTTTTCTGAAGTTCCATCAGTTTATCTGTAGCATCAGAAACACTTTTAATTAACTGACCTGCAACTTCATATGCCCTTGGTTGTTCAGTTTCTTGTGCAAGTTCAAGAATACCATTAATTGCTTCCTGACCCTTTTCAATAATTGAATATAAGTTACCACGGGTATACTCATAGTCTTTTTGAATATCTTGTGGAGAAAATGATTTGGGTTTGACTGGTTCTATTTCTTTCTTTTCAGCAGGCATTAATTCTCCTGCTATACTAAACGCTTCATCTAAACCATTAAATTTATCAGTCATATTATATTAAAAGAAAGTGTCCCCATCAAATCCAAAATCATCTCCAATTTCAATAAGGTCATTGTCTGCTTGTGTAATTGATTTAAGTGCAGTGCCTTTAACGTGATCTTTGGCGATAGTATTATCTCTTGCTCTATCGATAGTAATTTTATTACCGGTAACTTTCTTAATATATACTGACTCAGAATCAATCTCAAAGTATGTATTTGCAGTAATATTACTTGCATCATCTACAGTAATACTAGTAGCACTAGATAAAATATCTGCAGAAAGATTAGTTACTATAGAGTTATCATAATCTTTAACTGCTCTTGGAGTAACTTTATACGCAAGATCTCTCTTCTCAGCACTATCAGTATAGTACGAAAGAGTTGCTTGTTTGATTGGTTCTACTCTTGTAACAGGACCGAACAGATATGTTTTAGCAGTAAATCTTAGAGTATAAAGAAGAACTCTTCTTGTGCTATAGTCTCCTTCATAATCATCCTGCATTGTAATATTTTCTAGAATGATTGGAATATCTCTCTTTTCTTTAATTTGATCTATCAACTCCACACTAAGATTAAATGCAGGTTGGAAGAAAGGTAAAATCTGTTCTACAATTTGTAATGCATCATCATTTAACTTAGACATAATGCTAAGTTCAAATTGCATATTATAAGGAACTGGAGTAAAGACTTTATTTACTTTTTTCTGTGTATCGGGGTCTTTTACTGCAATTTTTTGAGTTGAAGTAACCTTGCGGGAAGAATCATAAGTAAGACCAGTGAACTCAAAAGACATTCTAGGTAATGATATTGCAGTGGACTTGTTTAAGTCCCCAGACTGCTCAAGTCTTGCCAAAAACTTTTGTGTAGGTCCATATGAAAGAGGAATTTTCATCACACTAAAATCTGTATCAGAAGCATCTTTCTTCTGAATATTGATATTATTAAAAAGTGTACCAAATGATATGATAGTTTTTCTTAGAATTTCGTGGTAAAAATGCTCAAACATGATTTTTGTTCACTATAATAATATTTAGTTAAGGCATTCCAAAAGGATTTCTTTCAGTAAAGTCTAATATCCCATCTGCTTCAGTTTCAATACTTGTATTTTGAGCAAATCCGTCATTTACCGGATCATTGTTAATTGAGAATATGGTGTGAGTAGCAGAAGATGTAGAACCAACAATAGTTTCTCCAACTTTAAAGTTTCCAGTAACATTACCCAGTTCAAGCACATTAGTATTAGTGTTCCATGTTCTAACTCTTGCTTTTGTTCCACTTGTAGAACCAGTAACAAGTTCATTAAATACAAAAGTTCCAACATCACTAGATGTGGGATTACTTATTGTAATAGTTGGTGTCATGGTATATCCAATACCAGCATCAGTAATATTAATTGCAGTAATAGTTCCTGCTGTAGAAACAATTGCTGTTGCTACAGCAGCTGCTGTAGAAACTCCAGTAAAGGTAATTGTTGGTGCGGTTGTATATCCTGCACCACCACTAGTAACAGTAACAATTCCTATAGAACCCGAACCAAGAGTTGCAGAGGCAGTTGCACCAATTCCACTATTACTTAATATCAAAATTTCAGGTGCTACAGTATAACCAGCACCTGGATTAGTAATATTAATATTACTAACGGAAAATCTATCAAGTATAGCAGTAGCAATACCTGTTATTCCACTTGAAGGTGCTGAAGATATAGCAACTGTTGGAGCAATTGAGTATAAAGCACCTTGATTTCCTACAGTAATAGAGCGAATACCTCCATTAATTAATCCTGTAAGTGCAGTAGCAGTTGATGATGCTCCGACTAATGTCATTGTTAATGAACCACCAAGAACTGTAGAAGAACCAGATTCAGAGATACCGTCAGTATCACTACCAACTAAAGTGTCATCAATTTCTTCTACCCCAGTATCAATGACTTCATCTCCATAACGGAAGAGTTCGCATCTTAATTCATAAACATAATTTTTCTGTAACTGATAGAATGGTTTTTCATGTTCAACAAACTTAATTTCAAACATCCTATCACCAAAAGGCATATAGATAATATCACCTTCTTTAGGTCTAGATGCTAGTTTTAAGTTTGCCTTACCTTCCGTTAATGGAGTAATATAAGTTTCAAATCTTTCTTTGGAGATGATAAAAGTCATCTCTTGAGTTGACTGTATACCAAATTTTGACAATAGAGTACTATTATCATCATATCCTTCATAATTTTGAACATATGCTTCAATAGGATATGCGTCTTCAAACGATGACTGAATAACTTCTTCTATAACAGTATTAGTGGTCAGATAAGAACGAGGAAGGTAATATACTTCAACGCCATACATTCTTAACTGTTCATTTATTAAGTCCTGAACAAGATTTTGTTCTCCACTTGTACCCTGAATAAAAAACGGATTTAATGCCATGATATCAACCTATCATATCCAAAGGTGGAATTTCATATGTGTTGGACATTTTATCCATTAAATCATCAATTTCTTTTACAGCATCATCATAAATTTGTCTTCCATTAAGTTCTACACCACCAGGAAGTTTAACTCCTTGGAATTTTATAAGATTTTGACCCCACTGTTTTTTGATTAGCATAGTTAAATATTTTTTAACAAAGAAATCATTCCATACTTTTGAAAAATCGTTTGGATCCAATAATCTCCAACATTCTAATACAATATACTCACCAACCATCTGAGATCCCCAATCAATATCCAAATATAATCTATCCATCCTTTGATTAAATCTAATCTGCTTATCTGTAGTTAATAAAAAATCAATATCCTCTAGATAAGTCTTAACCATAGAATACTGAAGTAAATCAATCGAACTGAATTGATATAAGTCATTCAAAAATAATTGATATTTAATACTAAACATCCCACCGGATATTGTACTACTATCAAATTTAAATATCTTTTCAACTCCAATTACAGAATTTGGAACAGATATAAAGTTTGAATTTTCATACCAATTAGAAGTAACTGTTCCTAATCCATCTACATTTGAAGAGTTACTTGTAGTAACTATACCAACTCCACTTGTTCCACTTGCTTTTCCTCTATCAATATCTTCTTGAGTAAATGCATGTTTAAGATACATTTTCTCAACACCATCATAGTGCCTCTCGTTCCAGTATTGGAGGGCATCATCAACTAGGTCGTCTATTTGCTCATTAGCAACGTTTATCTCTAATACAGGCGCTCCTAACTGCCTCTTACAGTAATCTATTAAAGTTTGTCTAGATGATGGTTTTGCCATTTACTCACAAATTCCCTATGTTTATATTTATCTTAATAATTTGCTCTTACAACTGACATTGTTTCTTGCTGCTTAAAATAAAGTTTACAGAAAGACTTTGCCAAATTTTTTAAATTATTAATATCGTTACACTCATCAATTTCAGCAGCTAGTTTTGTATACTCAAAACTTTTAGAAAGATTTTTTAGTTCTATTTCATTTGGGTCCATTTAATAACTCCTTTAGTAAGTTTTTAATTTCATTAATATCATCTTTCATACTAGCAACTTCTTGTTCTATATTCTGTACCTTTTGATTTTTTATATTTTTAGATTTACGTCTAGCAACATATTTTTGGTGTCCTATAGAATCAATGTTAACGATTGAATCGTTATCAGGGTCTCTCAAAAGATTTGAGTGACCCTCTACTCCATGATAATCCATTATGCTAGTGCAATAACTCTAAGATCTTTAACTCTAGGGACATAAATTTGATTGGTAGAACTCATGACTAATTTAATTCTATAATATCTGAATGGTTCTAGGTTATCCATTGTGAATGTGTATTCTTTATACTCAAGACTATTGCTGTTAAAATCAAGAACATTTGTTTTTTGAATTTCAATATCTGGATGCCCATCATTATCTTTTGGATTAATAATATTTCCATTCGATTTGAGGTTTGAGAATCCAGGGAATGCTGTGAAAACTGGGTTTGATGTTGGTTCATTACCTATACAATAGAACGCTCTGATGTCAGAGAATGTATTAATGTATGCATTAAGATCAATCTTGAGTGAAGTTGCAGAATTTTCTATTGAAAGTTCTCTTGAAATATATTGGAATGCAGAAGGATCAGAATCAATACTATTTACTCTAGGGTCTGTAATATAATTTGATATAGGGTTATTAATTCTATTTGTAGAAAGAATAACATTCATCCTTTGGGAATCAATTACCGGACTTACTCTTGTATCAACTGTATTAAGGAAAAGTCTAAGAGACATAGACTTGTTACCAGGCACATTAGTAAGTTTCAAATCCTCGTTAACCTTAGAGAATACTGCTCTTGGCGTAGAAAGGAAATTAGGTTTATTTAATGTAATAGATTCAAATCCACTATCAACGAATGGAATTTCGTTTCCACTAATTCCTGCAGTTGTTGTAGATCTAAATTGAGCACTGATTGTAGAACCCTGAACAGTTTGAGACTGAATCATTGGAGTTACAATTCCATAAGAAATATTCTGAGATGCTCTAATTCCATATCCACCAGTAGATTTTGTATCTTTTATATAAAGTGTGGGAGCAGTGTCTGTATTTCTCTCAGTACTACGATCCAAATTATTTGAATTAAACACCTCTTGAGTGTTAAGTCTAATATAGTAAGAATCTAAAGTAATTGGATTTGGAACCGTAACATCATTCATATCATGAATTTTGTTAATTCTTGCTAAATTAATACCAGACAATTCATACTTATAAACTAAAGTTCCAATTGGGTATGATGCTTTGTTTGCACCTCTAGTAATTGTTCCTCCAATAATATTACTACCAGAAATTGCAGTATATTCAACAATTTCGTCACCAATTTTTAAGTATCCACGATTTGTATTACCTACAGGGAAATTCTCAAATTCACCAAAATTGGTATTATCTTCTACTGAAAGTGCTGCTGTTGAACCTGCGTCATATGCAACTGAAAGTCTAGTTGGAACTATATCAGATTCAATGCCAGATAGTTCAACTCTATTGTCATCAAAATACATACCATGATTTAAATGATTAACTTTGATATGTCTTCCATCAGAATCATTATTAAATGTAGTTATTTCAGTTGGATAAACACTATTTGGAGTTACAGTGTTAATTGTTATAGTAATATTATCAGTTGGTGCTGAACCACCAATTAAATTGCCAGCAATTGTAATTGAGTCATTTACTGCATATCCTATTCCTCCTACATTTATAGTGGCACTAGATACTGCTCCAGTTCCATCTCTTACTACATTAAATGTAATATTACTTCCAGAACCACCGACAGGTGTTCCCTCTACACCACTATATGTCTTACCTGCCTCACTATTAATTGCTGCAACATCAAAGGTCAGAACAGCTCCTCCTCCACTACCCAACTGACTATCAGAAATAGTAATTGTATTGTTAACTACATAACCTCTACCAGGGGCGGTAACTGTGACTGTTGCAGCACCCGAACCATTAACTACGACAGTAAAGGTAGCACCAGTTCCTGAACCAGTAGCACTGTAACCAGAAACCGCAATGTTATATGTACCTGCTGCTCTACTTGCATCTGCAGCACTAATTGTATCTACAGATGTCAATTGCCCAGTAAGAGTTGTACCATTATTAGAAATCGTAGATGTTAATGCAGACCCTGAACCAGAAGCATTAAATGTAATATCTGAACTTCCATCATTATATACAATTCCATTAGAACTATTTGGGATAAAATCGCCAATTACATTGTCCAATATCAAAGTATTTGTGGCAGCAACTCCAGCAACAGTCAATCTTATATCTCTTCCAACATTATCACTAGAAATACTAAGAACATCTCCTACTTGATATGCACTACCACCACTAGTAATAATTGTTCCAGCAATACCGACACCATTCTCGAAAGTGATATTGGCACTAGCACCACTACCATTTCCAGATAATGAAATCAAAGGTATGATGCGCGTATGTGTCCCAGTTGCAGGTGTATAACCAATACCCGCATTAGATACCGTTAAAGTTCCTACTGCAGAACCACCAACACCAACAAGATTTCCTATAGCATTAGTTCCAGCTTGAGTAAATGAATTTCCTATCAGATAAGTATTATTACCATTATCAGGATTAGAAAGAGCAATCTTAAGTTTTCTTGATTTTAATTCGATAGAATTGGGTAATAAATTTGGAACTTGTTTGTTACCTATTGATAGACGTGGATTATATACATCAATAGAACCCGAAGTTTCAAATTCTGCTCTATAGAGTGTAAATTTGAGATCTTCCCACTGACTTGCTTCCCAACCAGAAGCATTTTGAGATTTAAACAGTGATCCTAAGAATGGTTGAGATGAAATCAAAGTATCTGTGAGGAAATCTTCTTGACCAATTCTTGATACGAATGTAGTATATTTTGTGGAATTGGTAGAAATACAAATCGCATACTCTTTTCTACCTTCAAGATAAATTGGTGCCTTGAAAGTAAATGATGTAGCGATCGAACTATCTGTAGAAATTGAGACCTCATCAGGATCCAAAATTACTTCTGACATAGGAAGAACTCTAGATGTAGGAATACCACCTTCTACAGTTCTAATTTGTAAGGTGACAGGAATCTCCATATCGTCTTTTTCTTTAAAGAAAATATCACACCGTGTAATAAAGATGCCTGTTTCATCATCAACAGTAAATGTCTGTGCAAGTGGATCATACCAAGCAGTAATAGTCTCTGGCGAGGTTCTATTAACTACACTGGTTCCTACAATTTGTGTACCAGAAGATTTACTTACAGTTTGCTGTCCAAATTCCTTTCTATCTTCAAGTCTAATATTTCTAACAGAACCTTCATTTTCAATAATTCCAGTAGCAGAATATAATTCAGACGCAATAGTGGTTACATTCTCAGAATCATTACTACTACTACTAGAAAGAGTAAATGATCTAATACCAGATTCAAATCTTGGATGGTATGAAGTAATTGTTTCTGGAATATAGAAACTACCAATCAATGAAGATTGATTGTCAACAACTAACTTTAGTCCAAATACAGTTGCAGTAGCACCACTACTTTCGCCAACAAGTAATGTACCAACTTCAATATAACCATAATATTCACCCTGAGTTTCATTTGACAAAGAGTAAGTGTCAATATTTAATAATGTTGAAGTCGAATTATATGATGAAGGAATTAATTGACCATTGTATGGATTCTGCTCATATGTTCTAGTTGCAGAATTGTACTCTCCTTCTTTATGATTAATTTGAGCAATTCTTGCATAAAATTTGGGTGCAGAAACACCTTTCTTTAGAGGAACACTACGTACATTCTCACCAACGATAAATGTGCCTGAGGTCATTGTAATTTCAATGAGTTTTGGGGTACAATACCTAGAAACATCTACTCCATCAAAGTAGGGATAAATTTCAGTTCCTGGTTTTAATTTTCTTGAATTAAATTCAATGTTTCTAGATCTCATGAATGGAACTAGATCTCTACTCACAGTTCTATCATTAATAGAATTTTTTTCATATTCTTCATGAACAATAGTTCTTGTTCCACCTCTAGATTCTGTTCCAAGGTCAAATGTTTCTTGAAATTCTTCTTGCGAGACAGTAGTAGTACTTCTTCTTACCCACTGACCTGGACCAGTTGTACCATCAAGTTTTTTAGTAGATTCTGAAATGGCATCAGTTGCTGCTCTACTTTCAGACTCAACGGTATCCAATACCCCTGTCCAATTAGTCTCCCAAGAATCCCAAAGAATGGGAATAAATCCAGTTTGAGGATCTAATTCATTGGTTCTTTCATAGTAATCGACTGTGGCAGCATAATTGCCTTCAGTCTCAATAATTCTGGTCTGAACTCTAACAGTATCAACCCAAGTATCTGAAGCAGGAGTAAGTTCAATTGTCCCCTGCCAAAAACTTACTGTAAATGGTGTAATTGACTCTGGTCTAGTTGCAAATGTTTGCTGTAACCAACTAACCTCAGAATAGTTAAGAGTAACAATATCACTACTTCTGGAAATATTTTCGCCATCAATAACATTAAATTTAAAGTCTGTAGATGAGTCAACTCCCTCAACTGGTCCAAATATTAAATCAACCGAATTTGTATAATGTTTTGGTCTGAGTTCTTTATTTTTTCTGTCAATGGAGTTATTAATTGTAGATTTCATCTCCTGCGATTTGAAGGAGTTAAAATTATCTACGAAAAATCCACTTTTAAATCTATTGAGACCATCAGAATCTGCGATAAATGCACTTTCTGTCTTAGACTCAAGAAGAGATAGTGAAGTGTAATACTCAAGATTTCTAATTCTATTCTCAAGTTGTTTAATATCCGACATTCTATATCTCTTATGCTCTAAGAATTTAATAGATGCCTGTTCAGTATTAAACAGATATGGAGGTAACTTAATTGATGCAATCTCCATGGCATCATTAATTCCTACAGGAGGTTCTGGTTTTTCTGCAGGAGTTCCATAAACAACTTGGAACTTACCATCTTTTGTAAGAAATAACCTATCAATTCTTCCAAGATAATATGCAAAATCAAATACTAAATTTTCTTTAGAAGCAAGAATATTTGCCCCAGAATTGCCCGATTGATCATATGTTCTTCCTTCAAATTCTAATGGTGATCGCGATCCTTCAGAAACTGTGTAATTTGAAACTCTTGGTCGCACATCAATAATGTCACTATTGGAAATTCCATCAATAGATTGAATTTCTGTAGCATAGTCAAAAGAAGTATAACTTTCTACAGTTGTGATATCTCCAGTATCTCCAGTATCATACTTAGCCGAAGCAAAGTAAATTATCAATTTTTTAATTGGTGCAGAAGCAGAAAATCTTCTTCTTAGAGAACTATGCCCATAAATTGTTTTTCTTTGTCCACTACTAAATGTATAATTTGAGGATATATTAAAACTTTCTTCAATAATACCACTAATAATTCCTTCAACTAAACTATCTTGGAAGATGACAGTTTCACCTTCAATAAAATCAATTTGATTTTTTGTAATAAAAGATGCACTTAGATTATCAGGTTTTCCTACGCAGATAGCGATAGATCCACTAGTTTGACCAATAAGTATCTCCCCATCAACAATATCTTGGGTTGTAGAAGTTTGACTATTTAATGTAGAAAATGTCATTTTTGGAGCAATAGGATCTCCAGTTCCACTTGATTCAAATATTCCATGAATTTCTAAAATATCAGGAGCATTTATGGAAATAATTTCATCTTCAACTCTAGTTCCAAAAGGATAGTTTCCATGATCAAGACCATTATTTAAAGTTGTTGTGCCAATACCAGATCCTTCAAGTTTTGATTTATCTACGATCAAAGAAGTTACATTAATTTTATTTTTAACTTTTGATCTTGGTTTTGATTTTCTTAAAGTAGTAATTAGTTTTGCTTCGCCGCTGCCACCAGCAATATTAAATATATTCAATATTTTACTGCTAGGTGCATTGAACGACATTTTATTTTCTGTCAGTTCAATTGTTTCTCCCGTATCACTTCTAATAAGAGAATATCTATTTGCAGTAAATGGTAAAAATACTTCACCATCGCCTGCCTCCATTGTTGTTCCGGTATCAATAGTTCCATTTGCAAGAATATTTACATCAAAAACTTTTCTGATAGTAATTGAAGACTCATCAAGGTTTATAGTCGCAATATTCTGCTTAGTTAATTTTGTATATAAAGTGTTATCAGAAGATTTATCAAGTGAAGTTCTTACAATGTCCATATCAGAAACATTAACCACACCGGATGAATGCAAATTACCATGCACAACACCAGCAACAGTTTGGGTATTTACTGCAGTAACACCAGTATCAGATACTGCATTTACCCTAACCAGTGTTTTATCATTTGATGAGTCGAGGTTAGAATATGTTATTAGATCTCCAACTCTTACATTGTCTAAAAATCTTGGATTTGCACTTTCAATATTTCCACCACTGCTAACTGTTGCAACACCAACATTAAATGATCTGGTTTGAATAACATCACCAGCAAAAGTGTTAATTCCAACTAATCTATCTTCTGTAGCAAAAACTGATTTTACATCCGCAATAGATTTTTCTGTGATTGCAATTGCAATTCTGCCATTTTGATTTCCATTAAAAATTAGAGATTCATTTTCAATAAATGAACCATTTCTTTCATAAAGAGTTATTGCTGTAGATGCAGTAACGGCATCTCTAAGAAATGCAGTAGCGCCACTATTAGAACCCTTGACAAAAGTTGGTACTGTTAATGTATGTGCTTGATTTAATGTAATTTCTGTAAATGGTTGGACATCAAACAGAGACAGACCCCATTCATTAGTATCTGCATTATCTACGCTATATGAACCAGACTCCAACCTAAAATCATAAACTCTAGCAAGACCAACTTCTGTTCCTGCAGCAGTATTTTGATCGGAACCACATCTCTCATCTCTTAAACTTACTATATACGTATTACCAATTCCAATACCTGGTGCAGGTGTTCTAAATACTCGATTTAGTCTAATTGTGGCTCCAGTATTATATGATAAAGATTCTGCATTAACGTCATTAGTTGTTCTTGGTTTTTCAACATCAATAAATGTTGGTGTTGAGGTTTCAATCTCATATCCTTTTACATATGCTTTACCTGATGAAATTTTAAATATTGCCAAATCATCAGATGATAAAGAACCTCCGTAAGTAAATTCTCCGCTCCCAAATAATCCATTATTACCAAGATTATTATTAAGTGAATTAAAAACTGAGATGTCAAAAGGTTTTACTACATAATGACCACTCTGCTCAAAAGTTCTTTGTGCTAGAGTATCCATTAAGTCTTCACGGAAGACTTGATTTGAACCTGCTTTTGTGTTTTTAATCTGTGATCTTATAGTGCCATCTTCGATTACTGCCAATTCGATAAAATTATTATCATCAAAATCATCAAGTGGTTTTTTGAAGAGACTTACTGAAATTTTTAATCTATCTGCACCAGGTGCCGAGTAATTATTAAAACCTTGAGAATTGTCATTTAGAGTTTGATCTAAGTCTGAAGTTACAATTTCTTCTCTGATCTGAAGACCAATTCTATAATTGGGTTTGTTTGAATACTGATCCAGGATTAAAGTTTCAGTATCTACTTGTACAAAATTGCCTCTAATAAAATATACACCTTGCTGAATTTGGAATGCAGACCCAATAGAACTTGCATTTTGAGGTATTGTTACCGCAAAAGGACTATTTGCAGGAATTGTAGAGTTTCCTAATAGACTAGAATTTATTGAAGTGCTACAGACTAATTCTTCATTATCAAAAAATTCTTGACTTAAATTATTTGTAGCATTTGAATTTATATAATTTACATATAAAGTAAGATTTCCGTTAGCGGAATCTGTAGGAAGAAGAACACTATCAACAACTGCAGTTACCCCAGAGTCTTGTCCAGTTATTTTTAATCCTACAAGTTGATCTGCGTAAGCAGAAACAGGAACACCTTGATATGTATTATTCAACTGAACATTATAGTAAAGTTGAGTATATCCGGTATTACCTGGTATTACTTTAGAACCTTCTTTAAAAAAGTGCTGACCAAATTTTTCAATCTGATTCTGAAGAATTGATTGAAGATTTGTTAGTTCTCTTGCTTGTACTGGATAACCAGGTTTAAACAGAACTTTATGAAAATCACTGGACGGATCGTAATCATCAAAATATGGCGATACGTTGAGATTAGTTTGTTGTGGCATAATCCTTTAGAACTGCAAGATAATTTTTATGTCTTCTTTTTGATTTGACGATCTAAGAATAGAAGGTCGGTTATCAACGTAAATGATATTACCAGATTGTTTTTGAACCTCTGGTAATGCAATGCCGTCAGTAAAATTAAGACCATAATAATAGGTTCTATTATTTATTACAGTAGAAGCACCTGTAAAGGTGTTATCAAGAACCAAATTAGAATTGCTACCACTATCTGGTATGATTGAAAGAGAACCACCAGTATCAGGAGAACTTGTAAATTCTGCTAAATCGTATCCATTTCTTGGAGTAATATTTGGAGTACCATCAGAAGTATTAAACCCAACAAGGTATCTATCTTGCCAAAATTTTAGTATTCCAGTTGTTTGATCGTAATTAATAACTCTACCAAAAGCAGTTGTTCCTGTCGCAATAGTTTGAGAAACAAATGTGTTTATAGTAAACTCTGCAGTGCTATACCCCGTACCTACAAGTTTTAAAGCACCAACTGCACTTGCTTTTGGTTTATCCAGCAGTGTAGTTGAATTATATTCAGTGGGGTTCTCTACAATACCAACTCTAGCAATTTTATTACCAGTAACAAAATCTGGATTTTGAGTATCATTTTCAATTCTTGCATAAAGCAAAATATTGGATGCTCCCAGTTCTCGGTATATATTAAATCCATGTCCTCCCTGAGGGGGAATAATAACGTCAAATGTTGGTCTAACTGTTCCGGTAGGAACAGAACCAGCAACTAAATCCACAGTTCCATATGTATATCCAGAACCCTGATTTGATACTTCTACAGATAAAACTTGGGAGTTTTCATCGATTGTAATAGTACACTCTGCACCAATACCATCTCCTTTAATAGGAACATTACGATATTGTAAATTTGCTGCTCCAACATTTAATCCTTTATTTGTTATGGTTACAATTTTAATTGAACCACTAACAGAATTGTCTCTTACAAGGGCATTATCTGAAGATGTTTCCCAGTCATTTGGAACTGGCATAAACTCAGTCGAATCAAATTTAATAATATCTGAAGGACTTAGAGTATAAAGATATTTCCAAACATATCCATCTCCACTTGAACCAGCAACTCTTGGTTCTAAATCAGTAAATGTAGGTTCATCAAGTGAGGGTTTTCCTGTGGGATTATCCGGACTTGTTCCATTTTGGAGACAAACATATACCCTAAAATCTTTATTCATAACATAGAAAAATGATGAATAAAGATTTGTTGCACTTGAAACTGCAGCAAGATTATCAATACTATAATCATGACGATACATATCATATTTTGAACCTGAAGACCAATTTCTTTTTGGTACAACATGCATGATATCTGAAGAAGTAATCCTCTTCATAGCAACCATGGTGTCCCAATAATCATTCTCTTGATTAAAACTATCTCTTGGAGAGGGAGGTCTAGCCTCCCACGTAAGATTAAAATCAGTAGAATTAGTCAATCCAACGAAGGTATAATAAGCATTAGAAGTACTCAATACACCATTGCGAAAATTTTTCGCGTTCAAAATCCTAATTTGATCTGTAATTATTGCAGACATTTTGTCACAGTTTTTTCTTTATTTAGTTAGGAAGAATAGGTAGGTGTTTGATATCCCACAAATCGTAGAGGTAGATCTCTTACAACAAGTGGAGAGGTAGTAATACCACTTATTCCTTGTGAGTTATATGGATTATATTCAGTAGCAACTACTCTACTCTTAACTATAATTTTACCCCAACTATATGAACCTTGATAGTTAGATGTTGTCATTCCAGTGCTTCCATCCCAATTTGTATCAAAATCAAATCCTACAGGAGTATTATCAACTTTAGCACGAACTCTTGCTGTTGCAGTTCCAATTCCACCAACAATTCTAGGTTCTTCTACAACTTCTATTACTTCATAAACCCCATCAATATATGAAGTGCTTATGCCAAGAATTTCACCAGCACCATCATAACTCGTTATAGAAGTATTTGATATTCCAATATTAGAGTTATAGATGGTGAATACATCTCCTTGAGTAATTTGAGAAGTAGTTATAGCAGATCCAACATAGTTATTGTCATCAAAAACTTGATCTTGCGATGGAATAAAGAGGTCAAATAATGCAAATAGTTCTCCTGAAATAGCGGTTGTTGCAAATCCAACAACTGTTCCAGAATCTCCTTTAAAACCACTCGGGAAATAAACTTCACATCGTTCAATTTTGGACGCTTGTGCAGGAGAAATTAAAACTTTGGGTGGGGTTATCGTAGAATATCCAACACCACCATTAGTTATTGTTACTTCAGTAACAACTCCGTTTGTAAGCGTAGCGATTGCTATTGCTGTCCCACTTGTACCAATACCTACACCGTTTGTGCTTGCAATACTTACGGTAGGAACTGTAAGGTAACCATGTCCACCATCTGCTATTACCACTGATGAAACAGTCCCTGCAGTAGAAACAGTTGCAGTAGCAGTAGCAGGTGCTATATCTATTTGCGAATGAATTTTAATTGAGTTTTGAGCAAGTAATCCTTGAATAGTATTAAATTCGTTATTTTGAACAAATAACGGTCTAGTAGTATTAACATGAAATACTGTTTCGCCAATACCGACTGATTTAATCAAATATGCATTTGGTAAAATATTCGGTTCATAAAATTCTCTTGCCTTAGATATTGCCAATCCATTAAGTATTTTATCCTCACTTTGACGACACCAATCAACTGGTCTAATTAAATCACTATCAGCAGTATTTCCTGGTCCAAAATATGGAAGAGTTTCTACTGTATCTGTTGAAACAAGATCTGTAATAGTTCTCTTATCTTCATCCAGAATAATATCACTTGAATTGATATTAAGAGTATCTCCTTCTTTTACCGTTTCTATTACGTCAGTATTGACAACATCAGTGTCTCCATTACCTTTATAGAAAACAATTCGTAAAGAATCTCCTACTCTAGGTGCTTCAGTAAACCTAATTCTATTGCCACCAAAGAAGAAATATGATTTTTTAGGAACTTGAAGGATATTATTTAAGAATACTAATAATAACTGATTAGTATCAATTTTTGAATTTTTTGCTGCAATGATAGACAATCTAGATCCGTTTCTAAATAATGGGAAAAGTTTTCTCCTACCATCAATATAAGCATCAACATTATCAAGTACTTCAAGTTCACCAAGGTTCCACCCATTAAATGTATCATCAAAAGTTTTTTCTATGGTAATTTGAAATTCACTAAAGGTTGTTGATGTTGGAATTCCTGCCAATCCTCCAGTTGATACTGTTAAGATGTTACCATTTCCATAAGCGTAACCATTATTTGTAAAGTTGAAAGATGATACACTAGAATCATTACTAACTACTAGATCAACTCTAGCTTCCGTTCCCAAACCAACTTCAGCATTCTCATCAGAAAATATTAATGGTAGATTGCCATATGCTTTTGGTTCATCAAATATTATCTGAGGCATTAATTCTTGGCCTATATCAAGGTCATACCCTGGATTTGTTATAGTAACATTAGGGGAAATATGTCCAGTTCCAATTATGACAGTTGCAAAACCAATATGCTGAATAGATGTGGTTGCAGTACTAACAACAGCACCTGTATCAGCAGAAACAAATGTATGGGTATACTGTCCACCAGCACGAATAGCATTTGCTGTCGCACTTTGGAATGAGTGGAGATAGTTGCCACCAGATACAACTGCATCTGCTACAGCCGATACAAATGTATGTGCTGTGGTATTAGATGATATACCAACATTCAGAGTAATAGTTGTTGCACCAACTCCAGTAATATTTACAGCAGTTTGATATGCTGGATCACCACTTCTAGGATATGGGTGATTAGAACCATGACTATCCTGAGCACAAGTAAATGTCAGTGAGTTGTCACCAAGTCTAACTGAAGTTCCTGATGTTAAAGTGTGAGATCCAATTGTTAATTCCAGAACACCAGTTGTAGGAGTATATGTTGCAGCAGATACTTGATGACCGACAAGAGGTGAAGCACCAACATTGACATTAATAGTTGTTGCACCAACTCCAGTAATATCAAGAGTTGTATTTGCTGCCGGATCAGTTGAGCGAGGATATGTCTTAGTTGCTGTATTGCCATCCATTGCACATTTAAAGGATAGCGAATCAGTTTCAATACTAATACCTCTACCAATATCAAAATTATGACTACCAATAGTAAGTAATAAATCTCCTGTTGATGCAGTATATACTGCATCTGAAACGTCAAAATATACAAAGGTTGAGAGACCAACAAATACTCGCGCACTTTGACCTGAAACATCTTCAAGTCTTAGAGGTCTTCTACTTGCAT